TTGTACACAACGGGAAGTTGCACGGATTGGTACCGAAGACTTACATCCCCAACTACAAAGAATTTTACGAACGGCGTTGGTTTACCTCTGCCACGGACTTACACGAAAACGAACTCATACGTTTTTGCGGACAATCCGTGCCTTTGGGATCAAAGCAGTTGTTTAGGCATCAAGACACGACCTTCGGCATTGAAATCTGCGAAGACCTTTGGGCGCCCATCCCGCCAAGCAATCGCGCAGTGCTGGAAGGTGCTGAATTGATCTTCAACCTCAGCGCCTCCAACGAGTTGGTTGGCAAGAATGACTACGTGCGCAATCTCGTAGTGGGACAAAGTGCGCGCTGCCACTGCGCCTATATCTATGCAAGCAGTGGGTATGGCGAAAGCACGCAAGACGTAGTGTTCGGAGGCAAAGCGTTCATCGCCGAAAATGGGCACTTATTGAAAGAAGCGCAAACGTTTTCCACGGAAAGTCAACTGATCGTCACTGAAATAGACCTTGATATTCTGCGCAGTGAACGACAAACCAATACCTCCTTCGCACAATGCGCAGGCCGTTTCGCGAAGGATTCTCCTTACGATGTACGAGAATTGGAACAAGGGCAGATAAAACGTGAGCATATCAAGCTCACTCGTCCCATTTCCGCCCTGCCTTTCGTTCCCGCCCCCCAAAATTTCGAAGTTCGTTGCCGCGAAATCCTCAGTATCCAAACATTTGGGCTGGCTCGTCGCATCGAACACACGCATTGCAAACACGTTGTGATCGGAGTCAGCGGTGGTTTGGATTCAACTTTAGCACTCTTGATTTGCGCAAGTGCATTTGATCTCCTCGGCATAGAGCGTCGCGGCATAATCGGCGTAACTATGCCCGGATTCGGCACAACGGGACGCACCTACGACAATGCGATTCAACTGATGAAGGCACTTGGCATCACAATGCGCGAAGTGAATATCGGAAAGTCCGTAATGCAGCATTTTGCTGACATAGATCACGACGCAGAAGTGCGCGATGTCACTTATGAAAACGCACAAGCCAGAGAGCGCACGCAGATTTTGATGGACATTGCCAATCAAACCAACGGTTTTGTGGTGGGGACCGGCGATTTATCGGAATTGGCACTTGGATGGGCGACTTATAATGGCGACCACATGTCGATGTATGCCGTCAACGTCTCCATTCCGAAGACCCTCATCCGCCCTTTGGTACGCCACTTGGCCGAGCAAATCAAGCAACAAGACCCTGTTTGTACAGCAACGCTCCTCGATATCATCGATACGCCCATCAGCCCGGAACTCCTTCCCGCAGATGAGCAAGGCAACATCGCACAAATCACAGAAGACCTCGTAGGCCCCTACGAACTTCACGACTTCTTCCTTTATTACACGTTGCGTTTTGGTTTCCGCCCCACAAAGATTTTCCTTTTGGCCTCACAGGCTTTCGACGGACGGCAGGGCATCACTTATTCACCCGAAACCATCGCACAATGGTTGCGCACTTTCTTCCGCCGCTTCTTCACGCAACAATTCAAACGTAGCTGTCTGCCCGACGGACCGAAGGTAGGTAGTTGTTCACTCTCGCCGCGTGGCGACTGGCGCATGCCGTCTGACGCCTGTGCCGACGAGTGGTTGCGCGAATGTGACAGCTTACTTGACAAAAACGACTAAACGATGAGCACACTCTCCACAAGATTTCGCTGGCTCTTGGCTTTATTCCTCCTCTTCGGCACATGTTCTGCCGGAGCGCAGAAAGCAAAACCACAATGCTACGCCAAAATCGAGTTGTCTCACACTCCTAAATTTGTAGGCGACAGCTGTTTGGTCAACATTGTCCTCTATGCCAACCTTCCTTTCGTGGAGTTCAAGTCCAAAGATACAGCCAAACAGAAAATTAAAGGCTGCACCTTGCGACATACAGCCGATGGGGCAGTGGACCACCAACAACAAGTGAGAGACAACGGACAAACGATGTTTGCTTTCATTGCACGTCAATACGTTCTCCGCTGTGAATCAGCGGGAAAGGTAGAACTTCCTGCACAAAATTTTGAAGTCCAGTTGGGAACCTATGTGATTGAAGAAAATCCGTATGACTTTTTCTCTCCTTCCCGCCTGCGCCTTGTAGAGCGTCACCGCCTCAAAGCCAAAAGTTCCCAACAAACGCTCGAAATCGAAGAGCGTCCCAAACGCACCACACGAGAAGTGATGCGTTCAGGCCAACAAGTGATATAAACCACTCAGAACCATAAAGAAATGATCATTGCAGTAGATTTTGACGGCACAGTCGTCGAACATAGATACCCGGCTATCGGCAAAGAACTTCCATTTGCCACCGCAACCCTTCGTCAACTCATGGAAGACGGCCACCGACTCATTCTGTGGTCCGTACGCGAAGGCGATCTCCTCCAAGAAGCTGTAGATTTTTACCAAAGAACAGGGTTATTGATTTACGATTGGCAGTTATATCTTTTAAAAGACATCATGGCAGTTGATGAAGAAGGACTGTGGACGCATCAGAAATTTGGATATTCGTTGCCACGGCGTAATGGTAAGACTGAGATTGTGTATATTCTTGAGATTTGGGCTTTACATCAAGGTATCAATATTTTACACACAGCGCACAGAATTAGCACCTCTCATTCATCTTTTGAAAAGGTTAAAAAATACCTTGAGAGGATGGGGTATGTAGACGGTGAGGACTTTAATTCCATTCGTGCAAAAGGTCAAGAACGAATTGAACTATATTCCACTGGTGGAGTGGTTCAGTTTAGGACTAGGACTAAAAATGGTGGACTTGGTGAAGGTTTTGACTTAATGATAATCGACGAAGCACAAGAGTACACGATTGAACAAGAATCGGCTTTGAAATATACCGTAACTGACAGTAAAAACCCTATGACAGTTATGTGTGGGACACCTCCTACACCGGTGTCAATAGGGACTGTTTTTACAAAATATCGTGAAGCCTGCCTATTCGGAAAGAGTAAATATTCTGGATGGGCGGAGTGGTCGGTGGAAGATGAAAAAGAAATAGACGATGTTGAAGCTTGGTATAACTCTAATCCTTCTTTAGGTTATCACTTAACAGAAAGAAAGATTGAAGCTGAGCTCGGTGAAGATAAGCTAGATCACAATGTTCAACGTCTTGGATTTTGGCCGTCGTTCTCTCAAAAATCTGTAATTAGTGAGAGGGAGTGGGACGGTCTTTTATTGTCTGAAAAAGTAGATTTTAAAGGCAAGTTATTCGTCGGTGTTAAATACGGGAATGATGGAACTAACGTAAGCATGAGTATTGCTGTTAGGACAAATGATGAACGTATTTTTATTGAAACCATTGATTGTCAAAGTTTAAGAAACGGGAATATGTGGTTAATTAACTTTTTGAAAAACGCTGATGTAGCAACCATCGTTGTGGACGGTGCAAGCGGTCAGAAGATGTTAGAAGAGGAGTTAAAAGACTACAAAATAAGAAATATTATCCTACCAACCGTTAAGGAAATAATCACAGCTAATTCAGTTTTTGAACAAGGTATATTCCAAAAGACTATTTGTCATAATGGTCAACCATCGTTAAGAAAAGTCGCTACTAACTGTGAAAAACGTAGTATCGGTACTAACGGTGGGTTTGGGTATAAGTCACAGTTTGAGGATATGGATATTTCGTTATTGGATAGTGCATTGCTTGCACACTGGGCTTGTCATTCTATCAAGCCTAAGAAAAAACAAAGGATAAGCTATTAATTAGCTTAAATTACCGAACGGTCGGGTAAACCGGATATAAGGAGATTTAAAATGACAGAATTTAAAGTAATTGAAACTCAAGAAGAATTAGATAACATTATTAAAACTCGATTAGAACGTGAGAAAGCTAAGTATTCAGAGAGAATCAAAAATTTAGAGACGGAAAATACAAGTTTGAAACAAACTATCACAGACAAAGAAACAAGCGAAAGCACAACAGCTAGTAGAATCGCTGACCTTGAAAAAGATGTGACTACTTGGAAAAATAAGTCTCTTAAGCAACAGATTGCTATGAAAAATGGACTACCTTTTGATTTAGCAGATAGATTGCAAGGTGATAGTGAGGAAAGCTTGAATGAAGATGCTGAACGTCTAGCATCGTTAGTTAAGGTTAAAACATATACACAGCCATTGGCAGAAAAAGAACCTAATGTTGAAACAAAAGGGGTAGATTCTGCATGGCAAGATGTACTAAAAAATTTAAAATAAAAGGAGAATAAAACATGACAGAAACAAAAGAATCAAATGCTCTTAAAAAAGGAACATTATTTAAACCAGAATTAGTAACGGATATTATGAACAAGGTGCAAGGTCGTTCGACTCTTGCAAAATTATCAAATCAACAACCTATTCCATTTAACGGAACTGAACAATTTATTTTCAATTTAGAAGGCAATGCACAAATCGTAGGTGAAGGTGAACTAAAAGGAGCTGGAAAAGCTGTAATCACTTCTAAAGTTATTACACCGTTAAAATTCGTTTACCAAGCTCGTATCACAGATGAATTTATGTACGCATCTGATGAGAAGAAACTAGACTTCTTAAAACACTATGCAGACGGGTTTGCTAAGAAGATTGCAGAAGCATTTGACATTGCAGCAATTCATGGTCTAGAACCAAAAAGCCTAACAGCTGCAAGTTTTAAAGATACTAACTCATTTGATGGATTAGTAACAGGAAATGTTGTACCTTATGCAGAAGCTAAAATCGATGAAAATTTAGACAGTGCAGTACAAGCTATTATCGGTACAGATAATGAAGTAACAGGGATTGTAATGTCTCCTGTGGCAGGACAAGCAATGTCTAAGATTAAAGTCAAAGATGTAGTACAATATCCAGAGTTCAGATTCGGACAACGTCCAAACAATTTCTTTGGTATGGATTTAGATATCAACAAGACTATAACAGCACAAGGCGGACAAGGTAAGAAAAACCACGCTATTGTCGGTGACTTTCAAAACAGATTTAAATGGGGATATGCTGAAAATATTCCTATGGAAATTATTGAGTATGGAGATCCAGACGGTACAGGACGTGATTTAAAAGCTTACAATGAAATCTTATTACGTACTGAAGCATACATCGGATGGGGAATCCTTGATGAAAAAGCATTTGCTCGTGTAGAAGAAGCGTAGGAGGTAATTTATGTACGTTTATAAAAATAAAGAAACTGAAGTAGAAATTTTAACTGAGAGTCAACTATCTGGAGATTGGGAACTTGTGAGAGAAGTTGAGGAATCTACTAAAAAAACTAAGTCAGAGGAATCTGACAAAGAATAGAGGTGTAATATGACTACACTTGAACCATTTGCTACTGTTGAAGATTTAGACACGTTATGGAGAACTGTTGAAGGCCATGAAATAGGACGTTCTGAGGAGTTGTTAAAGATAGTTTCTCACATTTTAAGAGTTGAAGCTAAGAAAGTCAATAAAAATTTAGATTTACTGGTTAAAGAAGACGAAAGTTATTCTTATTTAGTAAAATCGGTCGTTGTTGACATTGTAGCAAGAACTCTCATGACTTCAACAAATCAAGAGCCTATGACTCAATATTCTGAGTCGGCTCTTGGTTATTCTGTTTCGGGTTCATTTTTAGTACCTGGAGGAGGATTATTCATAAAAGATAGCGAATTGAAGCGTTTAGGATTTAAAAAACAACGATACGGAGTAATAGAATTCTATGGCTATACTTAAGGGAATAGAAATAATTTTGGTGGATAAAGTAGAAAACGAGATTGATGAATTCAACCATCCTATTTTTGTTGATAAAGAAATAGTTGTAAAAAATGTGTTAGTAGCACCTGTGAAAACTGAAGACGTTCTAAATATAGTCAATTTAACTGGTAAAAAGGCTGAATATCAGTTAGGAATACCTAAAGGAGATAAAAACACTTGGGAAAATAGAGAAGTTGTATTTTTCGGTAGAAAGTGGAGAACTATTGGTATTCCTCAAGAGGGTATTGAGTCAATGATTCCGTTAAGTTGGAATAGGAAAATAATGGTAGAACGTTATGAGTAAAAAGTTCGAATTAAACTATAGCGGTGTAGCCGAACTGATGAAGAGTTCAGTTATGATTGAAGTACTGAGAGATAAGGCTCGAGGTATTCAAGAAGCAGCAGGAGACGGATATGAAGTCACTTCATATGTGGGTAAAAACAGGGCGAACGTAAGTGTTAAAACTAAGACTAAAAAAGCTATTAGAGACAACAACAAAAATAATACTCTACTAAAGGCGATGAGATAATGATAGAACTTATTGTCAAAGGATATCTATCAAAAATACTTGATATACCTATCATTTTTGAACATCAAAAAAATTTACCTAAACAATTCGTTGTAATTCAAAAAACAAGTGGAAAAAGAGAAAACTTTTTAAATTCTTCAACAATAGCAATTCAAAGTTATGGAGCTTCATTATTTGAAGCTGCTAAATTGAATGAAAAAATAAAATATCTAATGTACGACTTGATATCTGTAGATGAAGTCTCAAAAGTCAGTTTAAATAGTGATTACAACCACACTGATGTTGAAACTAAAGAATATAGATATCAAGCAGTATTTGATATTCATCATTATTAATAAAAAAAGGAGATAAACAATGGCAGACGTAACAAAAGTAACTTCGGCAAAACCTAAGATTGGTGGAGCTATTTATTCTGCACCATTAGGAACAGTACTTCCTACTGATGCAACTACAGACTTAAATGAAGCGTTCAAAGCGTTAGGATATATTTCAGAAGATGGATTAACTAACGAAAACACAGCAAGTACGGAAAACATAAAAGCATGGGGTGGAGATATCGTTGATACTGTGCAAACAGAGAAAACAGACAAATTCACTTACACTTTAATTGAATCGTTAAATATCGATGTGTTAAAAGAAATTTACGGAAAAGATAACGTAGAAGGAGATATTGGAACAGGTATTACAATTAAAGCTAATACTAAAGAATTAGTACAACATTCAGTAGTAATTGAAATGGTGCTAAAAGGCGGTATCTTAAAACGTATTGTAATTCCTAACGGTAAAATCGGGGAAGTAGGGGAAATCAAATATACAGACTCTGAAATGGTCGGATTTGAAACTACTTTAAATGCATTCCCGGATTCAGAAGGAAATACACACTACGAATACATTAAAAAGAAATAAAGATAGGAGATAAGTAGATGAAAAAATTAACAGGTGTCACTAAGTCGGGATTTGTTTATTCGATTTTAGAGAAAAATGTAAGAAACTATGAACTAGTAGAAGCGTTAGGGGAATTAGAAACTAACCCTCTTGCCTTACCTCGTGTAATGAATCTTTTATTAGGTAAAGAACAAGCTCAAAAATTAAAAGATCATTTAAGAGATGAAGACGGAGTTGTAGATACTGAACAAATCACGTCAGAACTTAAGAATATTTTCGAATCTCAAAAACGATTAAAAAACTAGTAATCCTTGCTAGTATGTTGAGTACTGATGAAGATGCTGTAATTTGTGATTTAGCAGAAACTTATCAAATTTATAATTACAAAGATATGCCACCAGATACGGTGGCTATTTTTTGTAGTGGTTTAAGAGAAGATTCTAGAATAAAGATGAAAATGACAGGTCAAAAAGTAAAATTAGATACGATGCTGTTAGCTTCTGCGGTTGACAAATTAAGTCTATTAGTTTGGACGAAAACAAAAGACGGTCAAAAGGGAAGAAATAAACCTACGTCACTTGTCGAAAGTATCAATAAACCTGTTAAGGTCAAGGAACAATTAGTATTCACAACTGGTGAGGAGTTCGAAAGAGTAAGAAATAAAATATTGAGGGAAGGAGGATAATATGGCAACAAATTTAGGTAAAGCATATGTACAAATTATGCCTTCCGCAAAAGGGATATCTGGAATGATATCAAAGGAGCTAGACGGGGAAGTTTCAAGTGCTGGTAAGAGTGCTGGAAATAGTCTAGTCTCAACAATTAAAGGTGCTGTAGTTGCCGCTGGAATAGGTAAGCTTTTTGCTAGTTCACTTATGGAAGGTGGAAAACTCCAACAGTCACTAGGTGGAGTAGAAACTCTGTTTAAAAATAACGCTAATATGGTGAAACAGTACGCTAATGAAGCGTATAAAACTACAGGACTATCTGCCAACGCTTATATGGAAACTGTAACGGGATTTAGTGCCAGTTTACTTCAATCCTTAGGTGGAGATACAGCAAAAGCCGCTAAAGTAGCAAATACTGCCATGGTTGATATGGCGGATAACTCGAATAAGATGGGTACATCAATGGAGCTTATCCAAAATGCTTATCAAGGATTCGCAAAACAAAACTACACGATGTTGGATAACTTGAAATTGGGGTACGGTGGTACAAAACAGGAAATGCAACGTTTGTTAGCTGATGCACAGAAACTGACAGGTGTTAAGTATGATATTAACAACCTATCAGATGTTTATGAAGCTATCCACGTAATTCAAAAGGAATTAGATATCACAGGAACTACAGCAAAAGAAGCATCGACAACATTACAAGGTTCATTTGCTTCTATGAAAGCAGCATTCATGAATTTACTAGGTAATTTGTCACTTGGTAATGATATTAAACCAGCGTTACAGCAATTAGCTAGTACTACAATGACTTTCCTTGTAGGTAACTTTCTACCTATGGTTGGTAACATTTTAAAAGGTTTACCAACTCTCGTAATAGGTGCATTTTCCGGACTAGCTGAACAGTTACGGGGAGTGTTTGGAGATGAAGTAGTAAATAAAATTCAAGGCTATTTAACACAAGTTTCCGGTGCTGTAGAATCATTTATGAATGTGTTAACAGGTTCAATATCTAAACAAGAAGGTATTGACTTGATGAAAGCATTAGGGATTAATGAGGGGACAGCTGATTCTATTGCTAGTATCGCTGAGAATATCAGAACGGCTTTTCAAAATATCTGGGAAGCGATTAAAAATGTAACGGCAATTGTCGGAGAATTTGTCGGAGATCTATTAGGAATTAACAGTACTGAAAGTAGTGTTAGTGGTGTAGGATTAGCATTTGAATTGTTGAGTGATGTTGTGAAAAAAGCATCAGAATGGATTAAAGATTTCACATCATTCTTAAGAGAAAATGAGGTAGCTTTAGGATTAGTGAAAATCGCATTGAGTGCTATTTTAGGTAGATTTATAGCGTTAAGTATAATCGGACCTATTACAGCTTTAATCAACGGCTTTCAAACAGCTATCACCGCTGCAAGAACTGCAATGGCAATATTTAATGCTGTTATGATTTTAAGTCCAATGACAGCCCTTGTTGCTGGAATTACAGCGATAGTTGCTGCATTAGTGTGGTTTTTCACTAAGACTGAAACCGGGAAAGCT